GGTAAATCATTAGTCAAATGTCATGCGGCTGCTTCGGCTTTACTTCAAGGTAAAAACGTATTATATATTACAATGGAAATGGCAGAGGAACGTATCTCTGAACGTATTGATGCTAATATGATGGGTGTTACTATTGATGAAGTATCGGAAATGCCACGTGATGTATATAATAAAAGAATGGAACGTATCAAAGGTAAAACCACGGGTAAACTAGTTGTTAAAGAATATCCGACAGGTTCTGCTCATACTGGTCACTTCCGACATTTATTAACAGAGTTGCGAATGAAACGTAACTTCAAACCAGATGTTATTATGATTGACTATTTGAACATTTGCGCATCATCTCGAGTTAAAGGTGCCGCGGCTGCTAATTCATATACATTAGTTAAATCAATCGCTGAAGAAATTCGTGGTCTTGCTATGGAATATAATTGTGCAGTGATTACATCATCTCAGTTCAATAGAGATGGTTATGGTAATACTGATGTTGATTTGACAAATACATCTGAGTCAATGGGTATCACTCATACCGCGGATTGTATTCTTGGTTTAATTACATCCGAAGAGCTTGATGGTCTTGGTCAATTAATGATTAAACAACTTAAAAACCGTTGGGGTGACCTAAGTCATTATCGTCGTTTTGTTGTTGGTATTGACAGATCAAAAATGCAAATATATGATTTAGAAGATAGTGCTCAAAAAGGTATTACACAGGGTCAAGCAGTTGCTAACTCTATGCCTAAACCTTCAGTATCTTTTAATGACGACAGTCCTGTATTTGATAAAGGTAATATCGGTAAAGTTAATAAGAAAGATTTATTTAGTGCCGGCGAATTGATGTAATCGGTTATTATAAATAACTCTAATCAAAGTACTACGGAGTTAACTATGGAACGTTTCAAAACATTTTTGAACGAAGCAGCTACAGATATTCGTGCAATCAACAGAAGCGATCAATTAAAATTAGGTAAAGCCATTGTACTTCCATATACAATCGGAAAAAGTACCAAGTCTACCACGACTATTATTATTCGTGGACCAAAAGACGATCGTGGCCAATTGAAAAAAGATGTTGAAGCTCGTTTGAAAAAGGCTAATATAAAACATTCGGCAATACGAGGTGGAGGTTCTACAGGTCAAACTGAAGTGCCATTTAAAACTCACAAGATACGTATTACATATAAACCTTTATCAGGCGGAATGTCTGAAACTACTCTTAATTCTACCATTACAGAACTTGCTCCAGCAATTGCATTTATGTCAGGTCAGAAATTTACTAGTGTAGAACGTCTTTATGACTATATGAAAAAGAATATTAAAAAAGATTATGGTGTTTATGTAAACAAAAAAGATGCTGATGCAGGTAGAGCATTTATTGAATCATTTCCATCTTCGTCAAAATATAAAGAAAAAATGGAAAACGCTCTTGCAGTTGGAAAATATTTAGATGAGCTACATAAGGGTAGTCCTATTAAACAAGTATACTGGGGCTATCGTGCTAAGCCTCCAGGAATTCCATCATCTCATAAAGGTGACTTATTCGTTGAATTTAAAACGGGTGAAATGCTTGGCGTATCATTAAAAGCAGGCGGTGATAAAACACGTGAGCCTCAACTTAATACATATGTAAATAAATTCTTTGACGATATTGGCTATACAAAAGACAAAGATAATCTTATTTCAAATGTATATAATCAAACTCATAAGTCTTTTGGATTGCCAAAAGATTGGATGGCTAGGTCTCAAAAAAATAAATCTATTGATACGATAGAGGCAGCCAAAGAAAAAGATTTAAAGAACTATGAAGCTAAATACGATCAAATGCTCGAAACGATTAGAGATTCATTGATTGATGCAGTAAATAAAGACAGACAGTCTACCATAGATTATATTGTAAAACAAGTTCTTAAAAAGGACGAGAATGTTCCATTGGTCGTTGTAAAAGCAATAGGAACAAAATATAAAATGGTTACCGACGAAGACGCATTAGATGCGCATCTTCCAACCGTAACATCTATTAAAGCTTATAAATCTGACTCATCAAAACAAAACTGGTTTATTGATTTAGTTGGTAGTAATACTGTAACTATGAACATGTCAGTACGTTCTAATAAACCACTTCCCGATAACAAAATTGCGCAAGGGTTTAATCTTGCCATAAAATTCAACGGTATCTAATATGTTAAGCTTTAAAAATTATCTCGCTGAAGAAAAGAATGTTCATATGGAACACCTTGAGGATTCAATATTAAACCTCGGAGTTGATGGTACACGTTCTGCTATTAATTTCCTTAGAGCATTAAGAGATATGTTACAAGGTAGTTCAAAATCAAAAGTTAATGTATCAGTTAAATGGGACGGTGCACCTGCGATATTTGCAGGGATTGATCCAAGCGATAAAAAATTCTTTGTTGCTAAAAAGGGTATTTTCAATAAGAACCCTAAAGTATATAAAACGGCTGCCGATGTCGATGCAGACACGTCTGGCGATTTAAATGTAAAATTAAAACTAGCCTTGGAAGAGTTTCCTAAACTTGGTATTAAAGGTGTAGTACAAGGTGACTTTCTATATGATAAAAAAGATCTCAAAATATTGGACATTAAGGGTGAACCGCATGTTACTTTCCATCCTAATACGATTGTATACGCGGTACCTACGGCATCAAACCTCGGTAAACAAATACTCAGATCCAAAATCGGTGTGGTCTGGCATACAGTATACAGAGGATCAAGCTTTGAAGAAATGTCTGCAAGTTTTGGAGAGGAGATCGCTTCAGGCCTCAAAACAACGAAAACGTGTTGGTCGGTAGACGCAGTATATAGAGATGTTTCAGGCACGGCAACGATGACGGCTGCAGAGACCGAAAAGGTTAATAAAGTATTATCAGCTGCAGGTGCTCTATTCCAAAAAAATAAAACCAGCAACACTAAACGGTATCGCGAACAATCCTGATACTTTAATGCGAACAAAGACATTCGTTAATACTAAAATTAGAGCTGGTGAAAAGATACGTAATACTC